TCAAGAATTCATCTAACAGCGCACAACAGACCGCCGCGTATTTCTTAGCAGGTAATCAACACTCTTCCGCAAGGGCGGCAGGATTTGGGCCTAAGATAGAATTTAGGGCTTCTTCCGGCACAGCATATAGCGGCCAAGTATCGGCTACAATAGGCACTAAACAAATAGGAACAGGAGAGTCAGCAAACCACGACCTACACCTTGACGCAGGTGGAACAGGTAAAATTAGGTTTAATGACGAATTTTCATTCCCTGCGGCTGATGGTTCTAGCGGCCAAGTGTTGCAGACCGATGGTTCAGGAACATTGTCTTGGGCGACAGCAGGCGGCGGAGACTCTTGGGGAACGGCGGTAGATGCTCATATTATTCCTGATACTGATAACGCATACGATTTAGGTTCTTCTAGTGCTGAATTCAGAAATGGTTATTTTGACGGAACATTGTATTGTGATGGAATAGATTTGCAAGGCAACATTACCGCGCCTAACTCAGATATTACCATAACAGGTGGTGGGCCTCAAGCAGATAGAGCACACATTAAATTACCTAATGCAACAACCGGAACGCTTCAGATAATGGGAAATTCCTTACAAAATTCTAACATAGACATTGATACCCGTTATTCATCAGGCACAGGACAAATTAGACTCAAAACTAAAGGCTCAACAAGATTCGCTGTTGGTGCAGATGGAGACTTACTAATTGGTGGAAGTGCGGCAGGTTCTTCCGGTCAGGTATTGACTTCCGGTGGTAGTGGGTCTGCACCCTCTTGGGCTACTCCGAGTGGTAGTCCGGGCGGAAGTGATACTCAATTGCAATATAACAACGGTGGCGCTTTTGGTGGAATAACAGGTGTGACTTATGATGACTCCAATGGTAGGTTATTCTTAGACTCTACAAGAGTAGTTATTGGTGGGTCTGCTAATTATGCTAATGGTCTTACAGTAAATGATGAAGCACAAATGCGAAATACAGTCAAGTTTGCTGACGGTTCTGCTTCTGCCCCTTCTATTACTCGATGGAATAATGGTGATGATAATACAGGTATTTACTTTGTTAATCCTGATGTAATAGGCTTTACAACAGGCGGCACTTCAAGAATGACTATTGCGGCTGATGGAACGGTAAATATCACAGGTTCTTTGACTGTTCAGGGGTCTTCTGTTGGTGGCGCAAGCGCACTTACCGACCTTTCTGATGCGCTCGTAGAAAATAATTCGGTTTGGGTTGGCTCACCCCCTTCTGCAACAAACGGAGCAAGCGATAACACCGCCATTGGAAAAGGGGCGCTAGATAGTCTCACGACAGGCGACTATAACACGGCAGTCGGAAGGCACGCGCTGAGCGCGGTGACTAGCGGTAATTACAATGTCGCGCTCGGTTGGTATGCCGCTTCAGAACATAGCACAAGCACAGAAGGTATAGTCGCTATTGGACATAGTGCCGGAAAAACATCAACCGCAAACGGAAATGTTCTAGTAGGTCATAGGGCTTTGGAAAACGATTCTTCGGGTGGTTCAAACATCGTCATCGGACATTGGGCGGCGCAACAAACCGAAAATATGTGGACGAGCGTGTATTTAGGATATTTCGCAGGATATGGTAATTCTTCTACAAGCAATACAGGGGATAGCAACATCGGTATTGGATACGAAGCACATCGAAACCACACTACCGGAAGTAGCAATATCGCCATCGGTAAAGCAAGTCTAAAGCAAGCGACTACCGGAACAAGAAATATCGCCATTGGTGAGGGCGCACTAGAAATGCCCAACACCGAGAATGATAACCTAGCCATCGGTATTGATGCTATGGGTGGTGGCGTCTCAGGTGGAGAATATAATGTAAGCGTTGGTAATTACTCCGGTGGTGCAAACGCTCTCAACAACCTTTCTGCTGATGAGTCGGTCTTTGTTGGATACAAGGCCGGAAATAAGGTGGAGAGTGGTGGATATAGCACTATGATTGGTGCGTATGCGGGTCAAGAGGTGACTACGGGTAATTCCCATGTTCTCATAGGAAGAGAAGCAGGACAAAAATTAACTACGAGTAGTGGAGTAGTCGCTATTGGTTATAATTCAGGTAGATTTGCAACGGGCGCAAATAACACCTTTGTAGGTTATGGGGCAGGAAAGAGAGGAACAGAAGGTAGTAGTCAATCTAACACAGTAGTAGGATATAACGCTTTGCAAAGCAATTATGGTAATCAAAATACAATAATGGGTAGTCAAGCAGGTATCTTCATTACATCTTCTATGAATACAATCATAGGAAATAACGCCGGAAGAAACCTAACTTCTGATGCTAACACGGCAGTAGGGTCTGATGCTCTTAACGCCGCTCAAGGTGCTGAAAGAAACACAGCAATAGGATACGGTTCATTGGATACATTGAGCACGGGAGACAAGAACACCGCTTTGGGATACAAGAGCGGAGACGCAATGAATACGGGGTCGCATAACATCACTATCGGAAATGAGGCCGGAGATAATATCACGAGCGGTTCAGGAAATGTGGTAATCGGAAAGGCTGATGTATCAAGTGCAACAGGCAACGACCAATTATCTATCTCTTCGGGTGACGGAGATGTGACTTGGCTCACAGGAACAAGCGCAGGTGTAGTGGATATTCCCGGCTCTTTGACGGTAGCAGGTGCGTCTGTTGGTGGTGCTTCTTCTGCCCATGTGATTAAGACTGCGGGTGTAAATTGGTATGGTAGTCAGCAGGCTGATATACGACTTACTTCCCTTCCACCATACGGTGTGAAGGCTATGACTACTTTCACTTTCAGCACTTCAGGAGATTACGATAAACCTATCTTCTTCCCCTTCGTTGCTCCAAAGACGGGCAACCTTAGCAGGATGAATTCGTATGCTCATAGCGGCGCAACAGGACTAAATTTGCTTGTTGCAGTTTATAGCGACCACAACGGATACCCCGCTTCACTACTTTTCAAAGGAACAATGGATTGGTCGAGTGGTGGGAATAAAACCATTACATCATTCACAGACGCAAGCGGCAACAGCGTCACTCCTTCTTTAACGAAGGACACCCAATACCATGTAGGTTGGGTTAGAGACGACAACGGTGTGGCTTACACGGCCTATGTCTCAAATGGGCAATACGGCCCTTCTTCCGGTCTTAACTTGAACATGGCCGAAGCGTATGTGGGTGTATCAGACACCATTGGGCAGTATGGGGGGTCAAGCAATGTGTTGGCTACTTCCTACAATAGTGGAAGCCCCGATTGGGATGATTTCACTTATTTCAATGCGTCTGTTAAGCCGATTAACTTTGGAATTAAATACGCATGAGGTGATTAGATGACTAAGGATTTTAGGAAATGGACTACTATTAACGAAAATGGTGAGAAAGAAGAGAAGTATGAAGACGCCACTTGGGAATTAGTGCGTGCGCGTAGGAATACTATGTTGGATATAACAGACCATTTGATAGGCAACCAATGGGATAGGCTAACTGAACAACAGCAGACAGACTTGAAGACCTTTAGGCAGACGCTTAGAGATGCGCCGGAAGGACATGATAACGCCAATGACGCTTGTGATGCAATGCCGGAGATTCCTCATTGGGTAGTATTACTACTTGGCTAACCGTAATAGATAAACGACACTCCTTCTATACTCTTACGCATGAGCGAAGACGATGAAAGTATAATCACGGTCTTGAATACTCGATTCCAAGAATTGAGAACGCTTATGATTACTATTGGGTCTATACTTGCTATGTTAGTGGCGGGCATAAATCAAGCGGGAATGATTGATTTTTGGAATGATGGTGGCGGTGATGAACCCGTTGTCTGCGAACCTGATTGGGAATTCGTTGTTGATTACTATGTGATAGAATATGATTTATTGATGAATATGAGAGTGTCGGATATATCATTGTGTAATGAAGTGCATTCTCTTGAATACTATATCGCTATGAATGAATACGAATTTGTAGAGGATAGCGACCAATTCCGCAATACATACATATTTTCGCACACAATAGAGGATATAGAAGAAGGAACACATCATGTATATGTTGAGGTTCTAAATGGAACAATCAATCTACACGAAGAATTTGTGTTTGACTTTGAATTTGACGAGAATGAGCACGAAAATGCAGTATATGGTTGCACAGACCCCATAGCATTGAATTATGATGAAGAGGCTACACACGATGATGGGTCTTGTGAATACGAACAAGAAGAAGAAGAAATAACAGAAGATTGCTTAGCAATGTTCTATGATACGCACGCATACAAGAACAACACTACCATTTACACAGATTTTGATGTAGATTTTTCATGTAAAGCAAATATCACGATTACAGTAAATGTGGTGATTTTGTCTTACGATAATGAAACAGATACCAAAGAGATAATTGGTAATCAAAGCCTAACATACGAAACTTATCATTATGATTGGGATTATCGCTTTTTGGATTTCTACAACCTTACTCAACCGGAAGAAACAGACTTGGAAGTATTATTCCGTGTCTATCATCAAGACGAAATAGATGATATGACTACGGTGTGGGTCTGATGAGAGGGCAAGAATTAACACAAGTCCTTTTGGCTACTTTACTTGTTGGTATGGCTACTGTTGGTAGTGGTGGATACATAGGTAGTATAACAGATAATGTATCCTTCACTTGCCGTGATGTAGAAGGGGAAGTAGTATGGAAAGACCATTCTGAGGGTTGGTTCAAAATTTATGTGACGCTGTATAACGACAGTATTAGTGGTGATGGACAAAGCGACTATTCCGTATATGTTGGGCCGGATACTTATGATAGATACCAAATAGGGGATACATACACAGAACAGATGTGTGATGTAGAAGCGCACAATGAATTTAAGCAATTCTTACAAGACTTGCTAGATGCGGGGCTTTTGGAGCAAGGTTCATAAATCATCAAGGCTGTTTAGTGCTTATGTCGTGCGACTGTAAGTGTGATTCCGAAGAGGAAATTATCGAAGAAGCGGCTTTCAAGACCTGTGAGGTATGTGCTACCAAGTCTTCATGTAAAGAAAAGAATTCCTGTAAGGAGTCTTATTCAGCAGTAATGCTATCAGCAGACGAAGAAGACACTTGCCCTGTTGGAGAAGAAATGATAGACGGCGAGTGCAAAAAGGTAGCAGTCAGTATTGAATTAGAGATTGACGACATGAAAGCCATTGTTGAAGCCACTACCGGAGATACTATCATAGAAATTCGTGGTGTAGCATTCCATGAAGGTATGAACAAGAATAATTGGGCATTAACCGCAGAAGGCGCACGAGCGCTAGTCACACAGATGGAAGGTGCAGACCTAACACTAAATCACCCCGAAGCCTCAGAACACGGCACGGGCTTTACACGAAACATGGATGGTGGAGTAGAAGAAGCAGTAGTCGGTTATATCAAAGCGGCAGATTTCTATACAACCCCTAGCGGTGGATATGAAGTCCGTTATATCGCTCATGTGCTAAGACCTGAATTATTTGAGGCTCTTGAATCCGGCCTTTGGTCGAGAGAAGAGTATGGAGTAAGTATCGGTGGTTCAGGTGTGCCTGTAAGAGCAGACGAAGATGGAATTCTATTTGGGGAAGACTTTACTTTCGACCATTTGGCTATCGTGCATAAGCCTGCTTATGAGCGGGCGACCATTGAAAATGTGCGTAGAATAGAAAAACCCGTTGAAATGGAAGCAAGGTTTATATCTCATTCAAACCGTGAGGATATTAGAACAACCGAAGAGATGGTGAGTGCAATGACCGAAGAGACAATTGATACATCAGAAATGGAGAACGAAATAGAGACTCTAAAGGCTGACCTTGTGTTGGCTTCATCCCGCGTAGCGGAGTTTGAGGCGGCTGAGGCTGAGCGCATTGAGTCCGACAGAATGACTCTCGTGGAGAAGGCTACCGAAATGGGTATGTCCGGCCACGATGATTTGAAGGCTGAGACCCTAGAGACACTAATTGCGTCTTGGTCTGAGGCTCACCCTGACCCAACCCCTGTGGTTATGGAGTCCGTAGAGGCTGTGACTGACGAAGATGAGACAGTCGAGACCCCTGCTGTGGCTTCCGAGACCCCAAGAGCGGTTGTCGCAAACTACCTAAATGGTAAGATTGTCGAGTCCGATGAGGACATTTACGCTCGTGCTTGGAACGCATGGGCAAAGGCATGGAACGGAACACTTGCAATTGATGAGAAGGCAAGAATGTCCGCCCCAACATACGATGAACTAAAGGAGATGAACTAAGATGGCCGCACTAAATGAAACAAGAAATGCAACAATCGGCGAAGCAAGCATGGCTTCGCAAGGACTACTCGTAATGTATCATGCTGACGGTGTAAAGAAAACCGCCGCAGTCACAGACATTGCTGTTGGCGTCACCGCCGCCGAGTCTTCAAGAGACGCTGAGGGCGCACTTGAGGGAAGCGGAGTCGGAACAGTCGCAGTTTATCCTCTAAGCGGAATTGTCTATGTTAAGAGCATGGCTATCACCGCCGCAAAATTCGGAATGCCCCTTTATGTGGGAACAACCGATGGATATGTAGATGATTCTTCCTCAAACAGCGCAGTCAAGATGGGATACTACGCAGGTGAGAACATGGCTATTACAGCAGGAGACCTAGTGCCGTTGTTCTGTCTTTGAGCAATAAATAGGAAATGAATACAGGAGATGAAAAATATGGCTAACGAAACATTGGAACAGATATTAAATGTAAGTGCCGCAGACGGGCCGTTCTCGGTCGGAGATGCGGTTCTTGAGCAGACTCTTAGAGACTTCATTCAATTGCAGTCTAACACAATCGCAATCGCTACTGACCTAGTCGGTGTGCGCTCAGTAAATTGGCTTGAATTCAAGTGGTATTCGGGAATTACCGGAACATTTGATTGGCCTTTGGATGATGTAGCACTAACTGACCCAACAAAGGTAGGAACAGAAAACTACACCACAAAATTGGAGAAGGGTCAGGGTCGTGTGACCTTCCTAGACGCTGTGAGACTACGCGGCGAGTCATGGGAGAACATTGACCGACAGCAATTGGCTATCGTCCGCGCTCGCGCTGATGTAATAGACAACACCATTCTAAAGGCTCTAGTAGCAGGTAGCGGAAACACCGATATTGCGGCTACACAGACCTTCGGACACGCTTCCGCAGACGAGGAAGGAGACCTACTAAAGTGTATGGATTCAATCTTCGCTAACGGTAAGGTATCAGGCAACGAGCCTCTTGCTCTAGTCCTTCCTGCCGACAAGAGAAGCGCTATCCTCAACACAACCCTTTACGGAAATGTTGTTGAGTCGCTAGGCGACCACTTGGCTCGCATTGCTTCACTACGAATCTACTACACCCGTGATTACGGAACAGGCGGCGCAATCGGCAACGATGCACTAATGCTAATTCCGGGCGCTGAGACTGCTGAATTCTTCACCTACAACGGTGAGGGCTTCACCGAGACCGAATTAACACGAATTCCGGGTCTAGGTTATGATTGGCTACTCACTTCCTACATGGGAACGGTTATCCACGAACACCAAGATGGTGCGGCGAGCGGCAAGAACAACAGAATGGTTAAACTAACAGGCGTGCGCTCTTGATTAGGAGCGTGGATTAAATGCCTGAAAAGAAGAAAACCACTTCTAAGAAGTCTGCCCCCAAGAAGAAAACTTCTTCTAAGGCGGCGCTTGCTAAGAAACTTAAGGATGCAGGGCTTACTGTGCCGGAAGGTGCAGATGCTAAAGAGATGGAACACCGTCTTAAGCATTATACCGACTTGGATACAGCAGGATACAATGTTAGACTCTTTAGGGGATGGGGTAGTGAGTATTCCGAGCACCCTATCTCAAAACTAACAGACCGTAAGGCAATGTATTGGCTTCCCCCATCAGCATTTGCTGAGGAAATAGTGCAGACCAAGATGGTAGCAGTAGTTAAGCGTGGGCTACCCTTACATAACGCTATCGTCATAGATGTTCCCGTAGGATACGGGGAGTAATTGAATGGCGGTCACTACGGCTCAGATTCGTGATTTACTAAACAGGCCGAGAGGCTTGACTGAAAACACTATTTCTGAGTATATTACTATCCGCACGGCGGAAGTAGATAAGAAGTCAAGACAGTCAGGTTATGTAGGAGTCACAGATAACGCACCTACTACTACCCTGAAAGAATCGGCAATTAAGATGCTTGTTTGTGTTGATTGCCTAAGAGTCCTCATAGATACCATACACGCTATTGTTCCTGAAAAAGAAAAGGGTGCTATGGATATTCGCTTTGCTAAGCAGTTATCTTCTTTTGAGAAGTCTGCTAGAGATGCTATGTCGGCGATAGAAGAGAAGAGTGCAACGGCTTTCAAGGTGAAGGCCACTACAACGAGAGTGGGCGGCACAACAGGTGCGCAATTAAGTGGTAATCTACACTCCGTTAAGTGAGGTGTAGAATATGAGTTATGTTTATTGGAAAGGCGGAACAGGCGCTACAAAAAGCGACCCTTCTACACAGGCTAATTGGGTAGATTCTACGGGAACGCAAATAAGTAATACCACATGGAATAGTGGAGACCTTTCTGCACACGATATTATTTTTCAAATAGAAAAAAACATTGCTCCTACTGACCCCGTAGGTATTATCTTCGATGGTTCGCCTTCTTCTCATACTTGGAATACTTTAACGATTATCTATGATGATGATGCAAAATGGTATGAAATGTTGAAGTTTGAGAATAGCGCTACTACACTCATTCTAAGTGGTATGGATATTAGAAAGTCACAGATGTTTAGTGCTACTGCGGCTTGCACAATCAAATTTACAGGCATTCCCCACTTCAATTCTATTCGTAGAGCAAAGGGTAGCACCACAGGAACAGTAGGTGGCGGTAATGATAACGCAGACCTATATATCAAATTAGTAGATGATAAGGACGAAGAAATTAACCTATTCACCTACCGCACACAAGATTATGCGGGAACAGCGCTAAGTCAGAATTCATACACTACTGCCGGAATTTTTAAGGATAAGGCTAGTAGAGGTCATTTTACTTTCTTGTTTGAGCCACCTAATGATTCAATACTTGTTTTAGACAATGGTATATATCCCAAAATGACTTTCGATTGCGCATCTACAAATACAGCAACGCTTTCTTTCGAT